CCGCAGTTAAAGCATGGCAAAAAGCAAATGGTTTAAAAGAGGATGGTATTGTTGGTGACGCTACTTGGTCTAAACTATTTGGTGAAGCAAAACCTAAAGCTGAGGTCATTAAAGAGGATGTTGTAATCCCATCAGGTGGACCATTAAATCTTGAGAAATTAAAGGGTCATATTCCTGATGCGGTAATCACACAGATCCCTGAAACGGCAAAGAAATTCAACATCACAAACAATTTGAGATTGGCTCACTTCTTATCACAATGTGGTCATGAATCAGGTAATTTTAAAGCAGTAAGTGAAAACTTGAATTATTCTGCCGATGGTTTGAAGAAGATTTTCGGTAAGTATTTTCCTGGTAACTTAAACGAGTCATACGCTCGTCAACCTGAAAAGATTGCCGCTCGTGTTTACGCATCAAGAATGGGTAATGGTGATGAAGCATCAAAAGAAGGTTTCAAATTCAGAGGAAGAGGTTACATTCAATTAACGGGTAAAGCAAACTACACTAACTTTACAAAATTTATTGGTGAAGATTGTGTTGCAAATCCTGATTTAGTTGCAACCAAATATCCTTTGGCATCTGCAGGGTTTTTCTTTGACTCAAATAAATTGTGGGCAATCTGTGATAAAGGTGCTGACGATGCTACGGTTACTGCGGTAACAAAGAAAGTGAATGGCGGAATTTTGGGGCTTCAAGACCGTATCAAACACTTTAAAGAATATTACAACTTACTTAAGTAAAACAAAAAACCCCGACTCAAATCGGGGTTTTTTTATGATATAATATTTATCTCACTTGTTGTTTCAATAACTACTCTTGCTCCACAACTCAAAAGTGGTTTTTCATCACAACCTGATCCACCATATATAATTTTACTTGGACCTAATATTTCTACTTCATTACAATAGGTATTTGTTTTACCTTCCTTTATTGTAATAACAGGTAGATCAGTTCCTTTTGTTTTATTAGATCTGATGTGATGTTGATTCACATGAATTCTTTTTATTTTTGGTCTTGCCATATCCAACCCAAAAATAATTTGGTGAAGAATCTGTGAATTGAGTTTGGTTTTTTCTCAAAGAAAATGTGAAAGCTTTTTCCAACCTTGTATGATCCTGCTTGAATTGGTTTTACGATACTATGTATCTCACCTGATCTTTGAATCATTTCCGTTTCCAAACCTGTAAATTCTTCTTGTTTAGTTTCTTTTTTCTTTCTTGGTTTGTAATTTCTTTTTTTAGGTGTCACAGGTTTATCCTGTCTTACCGTTTCTTTTAATATTGATTTTTCCATATTTTAATTATAAATAAAAATATTTGGGTGTAAATATTTACTTTACGCCTAATACTTCCTTCTTGTAATAATCATCAAACCCATCTAAGTAGTTTGTGATTGTTTTGTTTTTATCTGTTCCGATTACCTCATCGATAAGTCCGAACTCTTTTGCTTCTTCTGAATTATACCATCTATCTCTTGACGAAAAATCCAATACTTCTTGGAACGTTTTACCACAATTCTCCGCCAAGATCTTGAATAGGACGTAATTGTATTTTTCACCTTCCATTTGATCAATACGAGTATCTTGGACGTTTCCTCGTGTTCCGTGACTTACTTGGTGTGTCATCACTTTTGCGTGTATTAAAGATGATCTCTTTCCTTTTGTTCCTGACGACACAAGAACTGATCCCATCGATGCGCACATACCCAAGTTTGTGGTTACGATATCAGAACTTACATAGTTCATCAAGTCCACAATACCAAGACCACACATAACAGATCCACCCGGACTATTGATGTAAAGTGTGATGTCTTTCTTCTCAACTGAATCCAAGAACAATAATTGTGCTTGTACGATGTCAGACATTCTTTGATCTACCGGTCCTGACAACCATAAGATACGATCCCTCATGAGTCGAGAGAAAATATCAATCTGTGTTGCTCTTAATTCTCTTTCCTCCAAAATGTATGGGGTTAGTGACGCTTCAAACTGGTCTAATACCAGTGAACTAATTCCTTCGCTCTTTGCGAAACTTCTAAACTCTTTTCCGTAATTCATCTTTTCTTTTCACTTAATTCTTTATATCTTTCATAATCACCTTTCTTATCATAACCTTGAGTTACAACGTACTCTAAGGTTATTAATTCTCGGTATTCTTCATTGGTTAGATTACCTCGTAAGTCTTCAACTATCTCATCGTAAATTTCGTCAAATGTTCTTTCCATTTTAATGAAGTTTTATCATTGGGTATTCAATGATCTCAACATGTTTTCTACACACTTGATAATGTTTATCTAAAACCTCATCAAGTAATGCTTCTTTTGTTTTGGCGGTATATATCATATAAAAACCACCATATCCCATATCAACACTATAACCAATATCTTTCCATCTACCAAACCATCCTTTTCTTTGGATGTAGTAGGAACCTCTTTTGTTTTTTACAAATCTGATTTTAATTTTTCTCATAATTTAATCAATTACATCTGCCAAGTACTGACCTGACCCTAATTTAACTTTGTACAATGTTTGACCTTTTGGTGCTTCCATTTGATCCATCTCGTCCATCCAAGTATCCCAATTTTTTTCCAATAAGTCAACAAACGCATCGTTGTTTCCTCTGTCTTTGTATCGTTGAATGTATTCATCTTTGATGTCTCTGTTTGGATAAACCAATACAAATGGAATTCCTTTTTTAAGAAGTGCGTCTCTCACATCTTTATGTGATGATACTAAAATCTTATCCACTTTTGGATCCATAACATTTCTTTCAATGTGTTCAATGTAGTTATCAGGAAAATGTTTCTTATCGAACTTTGAACTATCGCTATCCAACACATTTCTATCTGTAGTGTTGAAGTAGGTTGTCTTCCCTACACCGGGGAATGCTGAATATACTTTTGTTGTCATATTATTTAATTGTTATTTCAATGTTAGTCGCTCGTTTTGGTGGTTTAGGTGGTGGCGGAGCTTGTCTTCCTTGACCAGTAAATGGTTTACTATTACTCTTTGTTTTTCCTTCTTTGATTGGTTGTGGTTTCATATCTATTTTATTTTACCAACTATCTACATCTGTTAATACTAAATCAATTTTCACCAAGTGACTATAGACAATGATTTCCTGACCGATCCCATTTGAACTATACTTCCATGTGAATTGTCCGTACTCTCCGTGTAACGCCTTTATGTGTGATATCCATTCGTCGTAACGAGCTTGTTGTTTGTCGTTTAATTGGAACGATATTTTTGTGTTTTCTTTTTCCATAATTTTAATCTTTGTATTTGTAATTGTCAAACTTTTTGTTTTTACTTTTAACTCTCCATCTAATGGTCACCATAGGTATGTTAAGTATTTTAGACGCTTCACCAGCAGACCTATATTCCACATTATCAATTATTATAGGTATGTTCTGTTCTCCATTGTAGGTTCCTTTTCTTTTCTCACTTAATCTCTTTTTAGTTTCTTCAGTGTGTTGTTTACCAAAAAAAGGATTTTTATTACCACTCTTGTCTCTACAATTTATACAACTATTGTTGGTTGGTGATATTTTTACACCACATTCACAATATTTAAAACTTGTACCACCTTTCCAATTTGGATTTTTATCCATCGGTTGGGAATGTTTTTCTTTTCTTTCATCTTCAGACATTAATTCATATCTTTTTCTAACTGATTGAGTCATTCTACGAACAATGTCTTCTTTATTTGGGTTCTTTGTTAGATTATCTCCACCACTTGATTTAATCCCTATATTGAACTCAGGGTGTAAGTCCAAGTATTTTTGTTCTAACTCAAGTAAAAGAGTTTCATCACACTCCTCAACTAACTCAAACACAAAATTATTATCACCATACTTATCCCAAGACCTTTGTAAGTGGTCATTATGGTGTTTTCCGTTTTTTAAGTTGTTTAAATGTGTTCTCCATCTTTTTTCTATATTTTTAGAAGAACCATAATAACACTTTTTGTTTTTCAAATTTTTTATTCTATAAATTCCAATCATAGGACTACCTTTTAATATAAATATCTACAAAAGTTAAAAAGTTAAAGGGTAGTCCTAAAAAATTAGTTAGAAAGTGGAAAATAAATTTTAGGGTGTGATTGGTAGTTTTTAAGTGTGAAATCACCAATAACATAAGATTCAATAGATGGTCTTGAACCTTCGTATGTTGGGAACTGATTTAATACAGGTAACTCAAATGGTTCTCTTGTTAATTGTTCTTTTACACCATCAATCTGATTAAGGTATATGTGACAATCACCTAAATTCCCAATCAATTCATC